ATTGTTGTTTATTGCAGGTGGGGCAATCAGCCCCACCTATATTATACTTCCAGCTTGAAGCATTGCCTACGCTGGCTTCCGTCTGCTTTCTTGTAGCCTACATGCACCCAGCGAGTATCTGCGCTTCTCTCTACTATTATTTGGTCATAGGCGTAGCCCATTTTTGAGAACTCGTTAGCCATGAACCGCTCAAACTCATTTTGCTTGCCATTTGCAGGCACAAGGTCGGCAGCATAACCCAAAATGTGAGAAGAGTTTTTAACGCCCCCTACAGCCTTGTTAAGTGCAGGTGAACGATAACCGCTTGATACTATTAATGCAGGTGTACCAAGCTCATACTGTTCGCAGAACTTCCCCCATTCCATTCTGATGCTTTCTAACAGGGTAATTGTCTCTGTTAGGTGGGCACGTACACTTGCCGGAGGAGTGTTATCTATTCCCAGCTTTTGTGCAGTTCCCGAGTGAACCATTTCTTGTATTGTGAAATATGCCATGTCACTTCCCTTTATTTTTCCTCTCCCTTACGTGCTATGTAGCTTGCCACAAAAGGAATTTTCTCAACAATCTGTACACTCACAATATAATAGAGGATGTCAAATAGCTTGTACATACTACTTTCCTGCGGGCAGCAATTCCGACAATTACGCAAAATATTGATGGAAAATACCCATGTCGTAATTATGCTAATGATACTCACGCAAGTTATTGCTTCGTCATGCTTGTGAATAAAATGCCCGACAACGAATAATGCCATCACAAGTACGAAGTAAACAAAGCATTGGACAAGGAATTTCGTTGCCTTATTCATTTCCCAACCATTACCATTGATAATGTCTGCGAACAACCCACAAACCCCGTTCAATGTCAGTAACACAACCATTCCGACAAGGATGTCCTGTATCGGTGAGAACAGCGTTAATAAACAGCTGATAAGCGCTACAATAGCACTTCTAATGAAATCTACCATGTTTTTAATAATTTTCATTTCACATACTTTACCGATGATTTCTTTGTACAAATATATCAAAATATGATTATATAATAAACATTTTATGGTGAAATTTTACAATTAGGCTTCCAATTCATTGATTTATCATCACTAACTTTAATCACGGTTTAATGCGTAAATAACCATTCTCGACATAAAGCATTCCCGATGATATATCATTTGCATTGGTAGGTAAATCTTTCATTGAAACAGAAAGTTGTCCCGTCTGCTTTGAATAGTGTATTGCCAAACCTCTCCAAATACTTTCCCCTATGGTAAACAGTATGTCAGTGTCGGAGATTTCCGACCAAAAGCCATGGCTTATGCTTCCACCCTCATAACGATATATTTGTCCAAAATACTCTGGGGTAAATACAGCTTTTAGCCGTCTACCGTTATCTATAAACATGCCAAGACCTTTATCAGTATTCCCTAATGATACAGTAGATCCGTTATTTTTTGAAAGTACTATCTCAACATCCCCATTCGATTTATCTTCAATTCCAATTTTTAGAGAAGAGTTTGCTGTCAAGGCCTGTATTAACGTATTTACCGCATCAAAAATTATTTTTTTATTACCATTCAAAGTTGACACAATCTTTCCTTGACTTATAAACCAATCTCCTATATTAGCACCCTCCGCCAATAGCAAGTTCGTTGCAATACTTTCAAATGATGCCCCGAACGGGTTCCATTTTGAAGTACTCGTCGGCATTACCCCTTTAAATTCTCCAGCGTCCACACGGCACACGTAATAGGCGTTCCCGTATTTACAAGCATCAATCCTATATTGATTACCATAATAGGTTTTCGAGGGGCTGTACACGCCACAAAATACGAGTGCCGGTGACACTCCGTCTTTACCGTTCTTACCGTCATAAGGGGTCATGCGAACGGGCTCACTCCATGGAGTAAGTAGCGTTCCATCAGCTTTTTTCTTGGCTATTGTCGCCCACAGGTACTCCATTTTACCGATTACGGGTTGTGCTAAAGTCCATCCCGTTGGTTCAGGCATTGATTTATTAAGAGTTGGTGCAGCTGTTGTGGAGCCATTCTTAGCAAATCGGTACTCTTGATAATCCGCATTCTTTCCGTTCTCGCCTATTGCTTTCGACCATTGATACATCTGTGGGTCGAGTGGTGGATAGGGCTTGTCCCACGAAGCGATACCAAGATACAGCCCGGGTGTCAAGCCAAACTGTTGGTCTTCGGGTGCTGGCGCGTAGTCGTAAGCTTCGCTGCCCTGTGTGATCATCAGGTCGGCGACGTAGAGGTTGAGCGTCGTGGCGGCAGACTGCGCCATGCCGTAGCGAAAGTCAACAAAGCAATAATTGGGTGCATCGCTATATCCCGGTCTATCTGCCACTAAACTAAATGCCTTCCAATCGGATGTGGCGATAACATCGCCCGCATTAACACCACCCATATTCACATTCACGCTGAACGTGGTACCGTCCGTTTTCATGCGCCCGCTGATGCGGAATTGACCGCGTGGCAGATTGCCTGCAAACCGCTTGAACAGCTGCCCCACACGGTTTAGACTCTTTGTTTTTGTGCATTTTACTCCGTTAATGCTGCTATCAAGCACTGCACCAGCTTCGGCAACCAAACCAGCATTGATGGCAAAGATGTTGCGGCCGGCAAACAGTTCGCCCGTGGCTTTCAGCGGGATGGCCTTGGTAAACATTTTCCCTCCATCGTCTGAATAACGTACAAACGTATAGGTGTTTTTGCCATTCGAGCCGGGGCTACCGGTTTCACCTTTTTGCCCCTGTGCAACAACAGTCCAATAGGTAGTCTCTGTGGGAAGATGTCCCTTGCTTGGGGTAGCATTAATGTAGCGATAAGTAGAATGGCTTCCATTGATGAGATAGGTAACCTCATCGCCGCTGTAATAGGTGTACGAGGTGTTGAAGTTACCGCGGAAACAGCCGATAGGGCTCTCGTCGCCCGATTGGCTCTGTACTATTGTACTGCGTAATTTCAACGTTCCGTCGCCATTGATGTTATATTGTAGCATATCACCCAGTTTTAGTGCGTTTGAGAGCATATCGAAATAGCTCTGCCCATCACTGCTGACAATCTTATCTGTAGTGATACGCCCCGGTAGAACCTCTGTGAAGCCGTATAAGGGAGTAAAGCTGCGCTCACCATCATATTCACTTCCAAGTAACCCCACGAGGAAATGATAATAGCCGTTGACTTCCTCCATCTTAATTATTTTCTTTGAGAGGATAAAGTCGGCTGTTTCGTTTGCCTTGTTAGCCTTAATATAGAGGTAATACGTATCAGATGGTTTATCAAGCCGTGCACTTGTGAAACTGCTCACGTTCCAAAATTTATACTCCGAAACGCTGTGGTTGGTGCTAATGGACTTAATGCCGAGTGTGAGATGCTGCATTATCCCTGCGCTGGCTTTCAGCTGTTTTGTTGCGTTATCAAAAATAATCTTGTGATCTACGGCCACAGGCTTTATACGGTTGTTCACAAAACGGAATTGGAGACTTTCATCACCAACAAGCATCTGCATTGTCTGTATGGCAATGGGGCTCACGCTATTTGTGAAATTCTCCATCATTGCGGCCTCGAGCATACCCATGGTTTCTTTTGCGTCTCGGAACCGCCGCTTGGTAAATTGTAAGGCCTCTTTGTGATATTCATCCATAAGAACCTCGTTACTTTCTAACTTTTTCAAGTCACTTGTAAAGCTACTGCTAACGGTTTTGTTAGATATTTCAATAACAGGGCTGTGAGGCTTATTGATATAATCTTTTATGCCCGTAATACGCAACAATACGCCCTCTTTTTGAAAGCGTTCGTCACGGAATAGTATATACCCACCAAGTACAATACGGCCGCCAATATTTACCCAGTCTTTTTTTGCCCAAATACCATCAAGCTCCCCGGTAAAGGAAAATTTCTGCTCTTCATTATCGAATAGGTATTTGACAGCGGTCTTAAACATATCCCATTCTGCGCCTGTTTTCGTTGCATTATCACAAATATAAGCCTGCGGTAGCATAACTTTGAAAACGGCGTATTTGTCGCCTGTACGGGGTGAAAACGTTGCGTTGGGCATAGTTATCCCGTCTATCTCCTGTGGAACAATCTCAAAGCGTCGTGCGGTTTTTTGCACGCCCTTAATCATCTTCGCGTCATGGTAATACTTTACTTCAAATTCGCGCCCTGCAAGCATTCCCGATTGGAAGATAACGGTCATGGTTTCCCCTGCGATAAGACAGTTTTCAAAATTAAGGGCGACGGGTATGCTGTTATCTATAATATCATAAAAGTTTTTTGCAGCATCTACAGCTACCACGCTGCTTATCGTACCGACACGCTTCGGATAAATGGTTGAGCAATCGAGGCTATCTTCTGCCAGCGACGATAAAGGCTTATCGGAACGACGGACGGACAATCCCTGTTCATCTACCACATATCGCCGAGCGGCGGTAGCGTTGAACCCCGTCTCACCCTCGAAGTGCTCGCCGTCGTAGGCGGTAGCCTGCCCTTTCGGCAGGAGCAACTCTCCGTTACCATATTTAGAACGGTCGATGTTCTGCGTACCCCCCTGCACGTATAGAATTTCGACCGGCGGAGTATTGCTGCTGTTACTACGTCCCAATCCTGCCTTAAACCCATTTCCACATCCATACGAGAGTGGGAGTGGGTTATTTTTATTATATTCGACCTTGCGGAGTGATACGCGTTTTCCGACTATCTCAAACTCGGTCTTAAACTCCGTAGCCATTTTACCGAGGGCATCCCAACAGAAGTCGTGATCATAGTTTATCAGATGCTCGATATCGTCAATACATTGTCCAACAGTCCAGCCTTTGTCCCGTCGGTTCATATTATCGATGAACATCTGCAAATGTTCTTTTGGCCGTGCTGTCAAAGGGAACTTTAACCGCCCATCTACAGTGTTACGGAACTTCCATATTCTTGCTTTCGCTTGATAGGCTTCCATGATAACGGTGTATTCGAAATTGCGGCTGTGCTTCATTTTGAAGCTCTCGGGGCGTTCAAGTGTGTACAGCTCATCTTGATATTGGCAGTATGCGCCAATAGGCAATTCGACATGTTCGGCAAGCGAATATTTGAGCGTTAAGTTATGTTCGCCCTTGATAACGCGATGACGATAGCTGCCATCGTCTACAATCACATCAAGTAGTAATTGGTTTTTGCTGTTATATATCTTCATATTCACTATATTATCTAAATGTTGTAAAAGTAACTGTTAACGTAAATTGTAACCATATCTTATCCGTGGGATAGAACTCCGTAACTTGGCAGCTCTTATAGTAGAATGGAAACTCCTTATTTAACTCCCGCACCCATAAATTATGAGTATTAGGGAGTATGAGGTCGTAAAGTAATGCGTCATAGTTACACCACAATTCTTCGAGTGTATCAGCCCGCATAAGGCAATTTATCTTCACATCCTTGCTTTTATAAGTTACATCCTTTCCATCATACAACGCCCCTGCTTGTATGCCGATATTGCGCAATAAGTTTGTTTTCACTACGGGAATTTTCTTTACTTCGTCGAGTGTTCCTTTTAGCACGCGCACACCATAGTCCGTGAAAGGCCTACCGTTAAAGGTATAGTCATTGTAAGTTGCTATGTTGCTCGCAGGCTTTTCATAGGTGTAGCCCAAAAGTGGAAAATCATCAGCGAATTTCAGCGTCGTTGTGCCCAAGGCATGCGCAACTGCCAAGTTGGGTTGCGCTACAAGACGAAGCTTGTATGTACGCTCAATATAGCGGCAGTCAAATGTATGATATGCACCATCTGATAAGTGCCTTATGAGTGCCAAGAAACGATTGTCTCCACCAGCAAGAGCAACTTTAAGCTGTATATCTCGGGTATTTAACACGGGGGAGGATAGGTCGGCTTCTATACCGTCCATTTCCTGCCAATCGTTACTCTCTACAGTTTTCAGTGGCGGGTAGGCGATTAGCTCATTCCAACCGCCTTTCACGACATATACTCCATATTCTGTGTAAACGTCTTTGCCGTCAATATATAGTCTTCCGGTCATCATAGGATTATGGCATTTCCCGAAGCGTTACAAATAATATTGCACCCTCTGCTCACTGTTGTTTTACAGACAGCCCACCCCGAAGCGTTGATGATAGCCTTTGCCCCTTGGAGCAAGACTACTTCATGAGTAACAAGTGTATCGCAGTCTATAACCGCCGAGGTGCTCCCGATAAGGATAGCACGTGACGGATTATTGAGTGTGATAGAACCGGCATCAATATAAATTCCAAACCGCTCTACATTGTAAGACTTGAATAGGCGGAAGATCTCAATATTAGGAAAATCATGCTCCGTACAGAACTCTATACCCTGTGGCGTTGTGAACAGGTGCACAATATCTTCTAATGTCTGTTCCTTGCCCGTGAACAAAGTACAAACCCCTAAGAGCCTTGCCTGCTTGTAAATCTGTTGTATTAACTCTTCCATATCACGATTGTATTTTTATTCCTTTCAGGGCTATATCCTCTACCGTATCTTTAACCCCTTTAAGATTGCCCTCCATACGTTCTATTCTCGCTCCAAAGCCCTCTGTTTCCTTTTCGATATTCACAACACTTTGCAGGATAAGGTTTGATGTTGTGACGAGTTCCTTTGTATACTCGCAGATATTATAAGTATGCCCCTGTATAGCCGTTGCTCGTCCGTTCAATTCATCTACACTTTCTTGAGAGGCTGTAGCAATACCTTTTTGTGATGCTTCACGTTTTGCCTCATCATCCGTTGCAGAAAAATATTGCTTGAGATTTTCAGCCAGTCCTTTATATATCTGATTGAAGAGGTTACCTGCTGCGTTTATATCTGCTGCCATTTGGTCGGCAGAGTTTTTAACGGTCTCTATACCCTTAAATCTTCCGTCTGTTCCAAACCATTGTCTCTTGTATTTATTAAAGATTGTGCCTATTTCAGGCTCGAGATATTGTGTAATGAGCATGCGCTTGATAATATCTCCTACAATATCATTTACTTTTTTATGCCACGCCTCCATTGCGTCCTCACCTTGTTTTGCAGCCTCGAAGAATGCATCGCCAAGTTCAGAAGCTAAATCTTTCGCCGAAGAGCCTATAATATCTTCCAACATTTCATTGATAACTTTTGCCATTTCCTCGGCTATTTCAGCTATCTTGTTCTTATACTCCTGTACCTTGCCATGGTCAGTCTTCTTTTTACTATTTTCGCTATATATCTGCTGTTGAATAAGTACCTGTTGTGCTGCGAGATTTTCAAGCTGCTTACGGCTTTCATCAAATCTCTTTGATCCAAGAGCTTTATCCGCAGTATAGGATACGGCAGCGTATGCGTCGGCAATCTTTTCAACAGTTTTTTCGTATATATCACCTCTATACTTTAACATTGTTAGGGTGCGCCCCCAAGTATTTCCGTATTCCTCTGATGACATGTGCATCTTAATGATTTCCTGTGTTGTTTCAGCGTATATGCGTCTTAACCGCTCTACTGCATCGCCATAGGTGTCCCGTAGCCGTACAGCTTCCTTGTTATCAAGCTCCCATTGTAATTGGTCTATGCGCTCTTGCAAACTCTCAATCTCTTTTTGCTTGCTTTCATCATCATTAAACATATTTGCAATAGCCGTTGCAATCTGTAGGGCGGCAGAGATAACGGCAAGGATTACGGAAGCTTTCTCAACCGTTGAAATCGCGGCTGCTCCTGTTGCCGCGGCAGCCGTTGCGCCAGCAGCGGAAGCCTGTACAGCAGTTTCTATGCCACCAGCCACATTTTTACCTACATCCCCTATTGCATTTATAACGTCAGATGTGGCATCTATGGTTTCATCCATAAAATCGAGAGCCTTGCCAATTCCATTCGCTACGTCGTGCGAAAAAACAGCCGCAAGGTTCTTTGCTCTACTACCTACACCATTAATAACGCCTCCTACAACGCGGAGATTAGAAGCAAAACGCTTGTATGCGTTCGTCGTTTGGTTTTGTGCACGCATATACCGCTGTTCTGCATTGTTCGCGTCATTAGTAGCCTTTCCTACATTCTCTTTAGCTTTATTCAGCCTGTCGTAAGCCTCTGTCTGCTCATTACATCCGTCTACGATTTCTCCATTCTCTACCTTTGTAAGGATTTCGTTATATGTCTCCTGTGCGGCATTTCGCTCCTTAATGGCGGCGGACAAATTATCTTCGGCCTGTTGCATTGCAGCGTATGCTTCGATAAGTTCGGTCTTTGCGGCACTGATGTCTTTGATAGACTTATGCAGGGCAGTAAACGGGTTACGGTTAGCTATCTCATCTTCCATATTCTTGATAGCCTCCTGATAGTCCTTTATCTCCTGTGTGGACATCGCATCCTTGTTCTGCTCGAAATACTGCTTTACCTTGCCAAGTGTAAATTCAAGCACGGGGAGAGCTTGTTTCGATAGGTCGCCGAAAACACCCTCCCAATTTATAGCTTTCTTAAATTTCTCGCTGCCGAGCTTTGAAAAGGCCTCCTCCATCTGTTTTAAAGCCTCCCCTTTAAACTCGTCAGGTAAGGTTGCGATTTTCTGCGACCATACGCGGAGCAATTTTTCCTCTTTCTGCGCGTTCGTGCCAAATTCATCAATTAATGCATCTGTATAACGCTGCTGGGTACTCTCAATCGCTTTTTGTCCATTCGCGAGTATCTGCGCCCATACTCGGTCATATTCCGCAATGATATTTGGACTTTCTTTCTTAATGACAGCAATCCAATCTTTGATAGACTTCTTCCCGTCTACGGAATTAGCCCAACCGACTTCAGTCGCGCCCTTTTTATTCATATATTGCGCTTTTGCAGCTTCTTTGCGCGCTTCGGCGAGTTTATCAAGCTGCTCATTCCATGCTTGCAGTTTTTGTCGTGTACCGCGGCGTATTTCGTTTAATTCACGCACAAGACCTTGTTCCTGTGCGTCGATAACGAGATTATTTAGCTCGTCATTGGCATCTTTGATGTACTTAGAGGCGGTCTTTCTATATTCCTCTATAGCTTTCTTTATTTCAAGTGCCGCTTTTTGGGGGTCGAAATCCTTGCCTTTTTTCAAAGTTGACGGGTCTACGTGCGGGTTGAGGTCGAAATTATCACGGATTTGCTGTGCTTCGTTCATCTTTTGCTTGTAAGTAGTGAGCCACTTATTCATAGTTTCTTCCGCTTTCCCGATTTCCTGTTTGCGGTTATATTCATCAACTTGTCGCGTATTGTACCAATGGTCGTAGTCACCTTTTGCTGCTTTATCTTTTACTTCCTGTAGGGTGATGTATGCTTCTGTATATTTCGTTAATATAGCTTGTGCCTCGGCTTCTTTTAGGAGCATATTGCAGTAGGCCTCTCCCTTTTCGACGAGTACTTTTTTCCATTGCGACAGGCTGTTATAATATCCCATCGCCTCGCCATACTTACTGTTTAGTTCTTTGACGAGCTTCTTTTCTTCCGCCTTTGTGCCGTTGAACCTTTCGATGCGTATTTTATAATTCTCTATTTCGAGCGAAGATTTTGCATAAGCCTCACGCCCTTTCGATAGTATTTCCTCTTGCTCTTTAAACTCTTCGTCGGCTTTGCTCGTCGTATCAAAGAGCTTCATCAACCATCCTGCCAACTCACCTGCGAGTACTATCAGGGCACCGATACCTGTTGAAACAAGGGCGACCTTTAACCCTTTGAGGGCTAAAGAGGCGGCTTTTGTTGCGACTGTCTGTGCAACAGTTGCCACAGTAGCAGTCCTTGTAGCTGTTGCATTTGCGACTTGTGCCGTTGTCCCGGCTACTGTAGAGGTATTATTGGTCTGTTGCGCAACTGTATCAGCTGTTGTGGCTACGGTATTGGCTTGCTGTGCCGCCGTGTTTATCTCTGTAGCGGCATTTTCGGTAGCCATAGCGGTTGCACCATCCCCGATAAGTTTATTCCAAATTTTTTTTAGGCTGTTAAGCGTAACAAGTGAAAACGCACTATCTTTGTTGAGCGTCTGTTGCACCTGCTGCAAGCCCATGGTGATTGCCATAACAGACTGCACACGGAGCATTATCTGCTGTAGTTTCTCGTTCTCACCGCCGAACAACCCAACTGCGCCCTGTGCTATCGCTGCTGCCCCCGAAATGCCATTTAACCCCGATATAATACCTTGCAATCCCCTTTGGTCGTTAGCGAGGATCGTCGCTTGTGACTGTGCGTCACCCCAAGCATCAGTCAATCGTCCAGCCTCTTCTTGTAATGCTTGATATGCAGCCGTACCGCGTTGTCCCGCAGCCTCCATTTCGACAAGTTCAGTCTTTATTTCGCGGAGACGCTGGCGAAGACTAATGTGTTTCTCCGCTGCTTGTTCTGCCGCAGCAGCCTCCTCTTTTAGGCGTTGGTCTTCTTTAAGCAGTTCATCAGCTGTTGCAGCGGCTTCTTTATTAACTTGCTTTCTCGCATTGATAACCTTTCTAATGGCTCTCTCTTGCTCTTGTAACGCTTTTGCAGTTTTATCATCGCCTTTCATGAATGCTGCTCCCGCAGCCTTATCCAATCGTTCGTATTCCTTTTCGAGTTCTTTAATTGCAAGCTCATTCTCGCCTACGACGCGGTCAATTTCAGCAAAGGCGGCATCGATACTTTCAAGCGTTGTGGGGGCATTAGAAACAATATCTATATTGATGGTTGGAATATTAGACAGCAGGTCACGGACGGCGGCGCTTTGCCGCTCCGCCTCTTCATCAATACCATGCAAGATTTGATTAGCTTTTGCTGCATCCTGTTCGAGCTGCGAGTTATCGAGCCCTATGCCATAATATGATTTCCCGTTGTCATTTTCCATAATTCCGAAGTCTTTACTATTAATCGAATTGGTCGAATATCTCTTTTACCCTCTCTCTATTTTGGGGATCATCTACTTTGATAATTTCCTGTTCTTTCCCGTCTTTTCCTTTTCTCTTGCTGTTGTAGCTCGGTATGACTGCCCCAAACATTATCATGTTGGCATAGGACATATCATACAGTACATAATCAATAGGGAGGTTATAACCTTTCACTACACCCGCTATGACTGCCCAGATGCTGTCGTTTCCACCACTTTCGTTGGGCGAAGAAGATTTATCTCTATCAGGAAAGTGGTAGTTCCGAAAAAATCGCCAAGGTTGAAATCTTTCAGTAACTCGAATATGAGTTTATTCAACTGCGCGGTATTGAGCTCTTCAAGTAGCCATTTCGATAGCTCTTCTTTACGGTCTACAGTCTCGTTTACAGAGCGTGTAAACAGCCCAAAGAAGTATTTTCTTTTCGTTGTAACGGTTTCTTTCAGCCCCTTTGCGCCAAGAATAAGGATAGCGGCAATATCGCCCAGCATACGGCAATCTTTTGCTACAAATAACACCTCTTCAACAATTTTCGCCTTATCAAGCTGTACCTGCGGCAAAAGTGAAATAGCCTCCGAAACGAGTATCAATGTTGAAACACTCGGAGGTGCAACGGTAAATGTCTTGTCACCTATGACGAATTCTTTTGGCTGTTGTAGTACAGCTTCGCCTACTCGTTGTTCAATAGTCTTTGTCATAATGAGAAATCATTTTATGAATTTTTGTTACGGGGGAGGGAGTCGAACCCTCACCACCTGCCTTATGAAAGCAGTAAGCGCCCATCGCTTTGTCCCGCTGTGTAGAAAAGTGCGGGGAGGGTAAAACTCCCCACACCGATTATTAGGCCTCGGTTAAGCAGGGATTTGCAGAACATCGACCTGTGCATTCTTGCCATCAGCAGTGATGGTGACGATAGCTCTACGTGCCTCTGTTCCACTGTTTGCTGTTACCTTTACAGTGACAACTTTTGCAGCAACAGAAACTGTTGCCCAGCTTTCACTCGAAACGGCCGTTACCGTACCTGTTGCAGTAGCCGTAATGGTCTTACCTGTCGTGTCGCCCGTACTACCGAAGTAGAGTGAAGACTTATCAACAGTAAGACCATTCTCGGTGTACGGTTTAACGGTCTTACCTGCGGCGGGTTTCAAACACTTAGCCACGTAGTGTAGCATCTTGCCATCTGCCGCCGTGTAACTCTCTTCGACGCGGAGTGTGCAGCGATCAATTTGCATACCCTCACAGGCATCGTCTTCGGGGATGACACGGAAAGCGTGCTCGCCCTTGATGAAGCCATCTTCGTCCTCGAACGGACGCGGTTGCCCTTTCTTTACGAAGATGTCGAACTCAAACTGATAGGTATTCTTCCCCACGCGAGAATCAACCACTTCGCCGCCCTCTTCGTTAGCGGTTACCTCGTTCCCCGCAGTAGGGGTTACTTTCGTGGTGTCTTGCTTCGGCGTATCAATGGTTTGCCATGTACCCCCTGCAATAGGAGCACCGTTAACGGACTCCTTGTGCTGAATTTTGGGTTTTCCCCAAGATAGAATTGCCATAATCTTTCATTTTTAAAATTGTTATTTAATCTTTTTCAAAATACTCATAACCGAGTTTCACAACGATAAAGTGCTGATTGATGTCGGCTTCCTCCTCCGTATAGATGGTTTGCATCAACTTGAACTTGTAACAGGACATGGCGGCTGTCAGGCTATCAACCCACGCCTGCGCGAAACGCTCCAACTCCTCTGTGCGCCGCCCGTCTTCAACGAGAACGCCATTTTTGTAGGGGTCGATGTCGGGTACAAAGATATTCACCGTAACCACACCCGTTTGAATTTGGTCGGGAATGCCTGTCGTAAAAGTAACGATAGCATCTTCCAACCTACTGTCACGGGGGCGGTATCCATTCCGGTAGACATCACCTGAAATCATCGTGTAAAGGGTGCTGCCCTTGAAAAGTCGGTAAATATCACCTTGTACCTGTTTGCCAGTCTTTGCCATTTTATATACTTATTACTTAAATCCAAGTTGTTGCAACATCTGCGGAACGAGTTTATCGGCGAGCAGTTCCGAACCGTCGAGGACATCGTAACCCTTTGCCGACACGTAGGAGGCGTAATTCATACCCGCCACGACGATAAGGACAATCCCGTGTGGGAAATCCCGTACCAACTGCATAGCGTATTCTTTGCCGCCTCGTGAACCCTCTCTGCCCTCTTTTACTGTGTCAAAAGAACTCATTTGTACTATTTCCCCGTCAACAGCAACGACATAACCGATACTGCTTCGGAGGTTACCTGTTTGGTCTTTATAGGAATTTGTCAAGCGAGCCGCATTCAACACCTGCTCCCCAACAGCGCATAGATTATAGACGATAGCCTTTTTAATGGCTTCGACACGCCCCGCAATGTAGCGGTCTATCTCTGTCGTTGGAGTGAGACGTTTTATCGGCATCGCTTTTGATTGTTATTTTATCCGAATTTTGCCTGTGCCTGGCTTTCAATTCTCATTCGTATATTTTATTTGAATTGAGTTTTCAAACCGACACAAGTTGTTTTTCGGGTTAAATCAATATCCTAATTTCACAAACAGCTTCCAACGGCTCGACTTGGATTATCGAAAACTCCCCGACAACGTTTCCCTTGCGGTCTTTCAACCGAAGTTGCTCTGCGTCGAACGGCTGCTCATCAATCAATACCGAATACTCGGCTGTCTTGAAGTGCTCGCCGTTTACCCGTCCGAGGTTGTTGTACTTGTTAGCCATGTACTGACAGGGTATCGGGGTGCCCCAATCGACAAAGGCTGGCTTCTGCGGATAACCCGTTGTTGGGTCTATGCCGCCTCCGCTCGTCTTCTGTTTTAGTTCGATAGTGCCGTTTTCAATAATCATGTGTCGCCTGAATTACAATCTTGAGCCTTTATATCCGTAAATAGACTTTGACGCTGCCGATACCTCTTCGCATTCATCATACAGGGCTTTCGCCTGATTGCGGAACTGCTGCCGTTGTTCGTCTGTAAACGAATACGACTGCCCGCCCTGCCCGATGTTCGGAGCGAGAGATAACCACAGGAGCAGGTCGGCCTTAGCAAGTTTGTATGCCTTACTAACCAATGCTTTCTGCGTTGCAGTATCTGTAAGTGCAACACCTCGTTTCTCCGCAGTCTCAACGAGTGTGCGAAGAGGTATAGGGTATGCACTTACGCCTTTGAGAGTTTCGAGGATTATTGCCATAATCAATCAGCGTTACAGTTACGTCCAAGCCTTTGCGTCGGTACGAACATACAGATTGCGATATGCCGTGTCAAACACAGGCACTGCGTCAGCCTGCCCAATGGTAACCTCACTCAAAGGCTCCGTCGTTCCATACTTCTTCACAATAGTGTGTGCACGCTCCGCACGGAGGATAAGTTCGTTATTCTCCTGCAAGACATCGTACTGCGTAGTGCCGAGACGCTCACTCTCTGCGAGAATGAGGCGGCGGTTCTCGAACGGATTACCCGAAGTCGATGTACCGTCTGTAAACTCACGCGTAATCGTTTGGTCGATAACTCTCAACTGTAATCCATTCAACCAAGCCTGTTTTGCAAGCATCGCATTTACAGCCGTGAGGTCTGGTGTCTGCGAGATACCAACGGCATTGGCGAGGAACGAAGCGCAAGCCTTGATAATCTGCTCTGCGGAGCAGATATGGTACAGCTCCTCCAAGTTGATGAATGCGAATTTAGGGTTGAGGTTATTGTCCTTTGCCAGCTTTACAAGCTTCTTCAAGTCCCCGAGAATATCGGCACTTGTGGAGTTCGCCCAATCGGATGCTGTCTTCTGTTTTTGGAAATCGTCGACATCATAGTCAAGGTCGAATTCATTAGCGTAGGTCGCATTGTTGGTAGTGGTAAATGCCAATCTACCTGCATTTGAAGCCAACGCCCAAGCAATGAACTCCAACTCGGACTGAACGCCCGTAAAACAGAAATCCACATCATCGCCCCAATACTGTACGAGCTTCGCAGCGTCATCGTCCTGTGCAAAAGCGAGTTCGGTCTGATAATCCTTAATCTCTTTTCGTGTCATTTCGCGGGAAATGCTGATGAAAGGAATATCACCCTTTGCGCTCTCAAAAATAGGACGACGTTTGCGAACGGTAGTACCATTATCGGTGTGCAGGTCTGCGGCTACATTACGCTTGGCAAGTTGGTTGCTAAGCGTTTTCCAAATGAAGCCGTTTACCTTTTTCACGGGAAAATGTGTACCGAAGAGGAAAGGTTTTGCGTCTACGGTGTTCAGACGCGCCTGTACCATTTGGTCTGTAAGCCCTTGGATAAGGGTATTTGTTACTGTTGCCATAGTCTTTTACGTCTGTTTTGTTAATAATTTATGATACCTGTTAGATACTTCGCTACACAGGCGGGGAGCTTGTTGCCTTTGGTTACACCCAAAACCCAAGCATCAACATCGAGGTTAGTGCCTGCATTGACGGGCTTTCCTGTACCTGTGATTGCAAGAGGGGTGTACTTCAAGGCCGAAGTGCTTGTAGAAGCCTCTTTGGCCTCTGCAACGCAGTCTCCTACGTTGATAACACCAAGAGCGGCTTTGAGCGTAATTGTGTCGCTTTCTTTGCCTTTGCTATCGATGGATTCGATTTCAACTGCTACGCTGTTTTCGCCCAGCAGCACGAAATCGCCTTGCTTGAAGTTATGCCCTTTCTTGACCTTTACGGTCTTTCCCGTGGCTGTAACTGCTTCGACAACTTCTGCAACTTTCACGACGTGGCAGATGCCATTGTCGGGAGCGCTCAACACGCTTCCCTCTTTCAGATAGTCGCCGCCAAGTTCCGAGACGTTCACAGAAACGCCTCCCCGGATGTCGGCGACCTTGTGCATAAGGACACGAGGTGTGCGGGTGTCCTTACGACGGGTGACTGTCATACTCATTTTCGTAATGTTGTTAAATAGTTAGACATTAGAACGGCTGTCCATCTTCGGATTTCTTGCCCTCGCGTACAGCGATTGCTGCCTCCTGTTCTTTGGTCAGCGCGTCCCCTTGATTGTTCCCACCGCCGTTGTGAGCGGCAGGTCTACCGAAGACAGCCCCTTTGGAATTGATGTCTGCAACAAGTCCATCGACCTCTGTCGTTACCTCGCCTACGAGGGTTGTAAATTCCTCGTCAGAAAGCGCATCAACAGAGATACGCTCGTAAGGCTTGCGGAGGTTTTCAGGCAGTTTCTTATACACCGCTGAAAGTTGCTGTTTGCGGGTTGCAGTTGTACGATCGCCATCCATCTTGTTCAAGCGCTCTGAAAGCGTTTTGTTGCTCTCGATAAGCTGCTGTGCCCAAGCTGGGACAGTTTCTGCACCCCCTGCGGATTGTGTTGTGGTGGTAACGGTTGTGCCGCCGCCTTGCTGTCCGCCTGCTGCGCCCCCGTTGTTGATTGGTTTACCATCTTTCAGCCCGTACTTCGCTTCATAGTTCTGCGTAGCGGTCTGCGTGGCTTCCGTTGCGCGGCTATCGCCATAACTCTCGATAACCTCGATGAGTTCTTGCGTTACCCCCGCAACAGCGGTTGTAACCTGCTCATCTGTTGTAACAGTTTTTGCGAGTTTCTCTGCAATCCTGTTCAATACATTAGCGTTAACCCCCGTAAATTTGGCTTTTAACGCCTCGAAAATCTTTTGCTTCATAAATTTATATTCTATTAATAAACTATACAGTATATCGCCACAAAGATAATCATTAACTCCGAAAGTGTTTATATTATAATCGAAATATTTTCATTTTAGCCATAAATATAGTTGTATTTATGTATTCTTGCGATTATTATGACGGTATTCAATAGAAATCAGTATAGACGAGTTAAAATAACATAATTACAAACTGTTCGGTTAAAAATACTTCGCGAAAAATTTGTTATAATAAGAATAACACACTAAATTTGCCTCGTGATTATAAAATAAACACATTTAGCATAACAAAAATGACAGCAATTATGACACAGCAGGTTTTGAACTACTCGACGAAGTACATCAACAAGAACTACCGCATAAAGGTAGCTGGTGTAAATGATGAGGGGCAGAAGATTAACACTTTAGTTGGAGTTAGCGGTTTATTGGCTCTAATAAGTGTTGAACTTGCCAACAAGTTTATTAGGAGAGCAGAGCACGGTATGGAGGATGCTTGTTATTGCAGGTTGCGCAGGGGATTACGTATAACGTTTTACAACAAGTAATTATGGTGACACAAGAAATTATCGAGGGTGCATACCTCGCAGGTTTTGAGCCAAGCAGGAACGACCTTACCGCCGACGAGTTGCTGGCGGAGGCAGAAGAGTATTTAATGAAGAATTTAATTAACAGCTAAAAGATATCAAGTTATGGTTATGAAAGAGTACACTATCAGAATTAAGAATGCCGAGAATTGTAATCATTACGAAGATTTCAATCTCGAAGAAGTGATAAAAGAGTTTAAGGCCAACGGCTTCAATGTTACGGAGGAAGCAATTATGCACAACTTCGAAGCATGGAGAGATGATTGCAAGAGTGGGTTTAAGGATGTAGAAAACGGCTATTTCCTTTTCACTCCCTGCGGTTGCAATACCTTGTGTTTCGTGGCTTGTGAACTGACAGGAGTAGAGTGGCAAAAAACTTACGAAGCATAATAATTTGTAAACAACTAAAATAACAGAATTATGACAACAACAGTTTCGACAGTTCAACAGGGTTTGAACGAAGTAGTAATGAACAAAGTTCAGAAAATGATTGACGGGAAAGCCGTCGGAGTACAGGCAACGATGGAGCGGCTCGTGAATGAGGGGAAGATAGCGCAGGACTATATTGCGCCTATTGGTGTAAACCTCAAACTCAACGACCACAGCCCCGTTATCACTTTTGACGGGGAGGGGAGTAGCCTTTCAATGAGTATGCCCGATGGAGAGTTTACGCTTCACGACAACGCCATAGGGCAACTTGCCGACCGCATGGCTATCCCGCAACGATACCTCCGCACGCTTGCGGGCGGGGAGGCTTGGGCGCGACAGCTTGCCGCAACGGTGTTGAATGAGCACAGCGGTTGGACGCAACGCAGCCGCGTACTTGTTAGAACCGTCGGACAGCAGGTTCGCGGCGTGTTGAGCGACAGTTACCGCCGACTGAATAGTGTAGAAATCCTTACCGCCTTTGTACAGGAGGCTGCGGGACAGGGAGCGGTTATTTCAGACGCTTATATGAATGATACGAAAGTATGGGCGGAAACGATACTCCCGCAGCCCCTCGTAATACCGACAGCCAAGAACGGCGATGTTATCATCTTTGCGGGCGCAAGGTTTAGTACATCGGACTATGGCGACGGGGCTGTTGATATGCGGGCATTCCTGTTGAACGGGGCTTGCCTTAACGGTATGGTTCGGGAAAGCGTGATGAAGCAGGTACACCTCGGGAGCAAGTTGCCTGATAATCTCGCTATTTCACAGCATACATACGAGCTTGACACGCAGACTACCGTTTCGGCTGTTCGCGACTTGACAAAGGGCTTATTCAGCCGTGAGACTATCGAGCGCAAAGCCTACGAGATACAGGGGGCGAGTGAAATTGATGTAGACTTCGAGAACGAGATTACAAAGCTCACGAAATCGGGTGCGTTGCTCAAACAAGAGGGCAAAGAGGTTGAGAAGCTGCTTATGAAGAATGATCCCGAAGATGGCGTACAGGGCGGGGCAACGCTTTGGAAGTTGACACAGGCTATCACGGCACACGCCCGCGAGTTATCGCCCGAAAGAAGCCGTGAATTACACGAAATTTCGGGAGCACTGATGAACCGTGTTAAATTACCCGCATAAGTATAACCACGCCCGCCATAGGGGGCTGTATGGCGTTTGTGGCGGGCAACTAATTAAAAGAAAAATGGAAAAATTTTATTTCACATTTATGATGAGTGATGCCAAGTATCACAACTGCTATCACAAGGAAGAAGCCAAAACTTACGGAGAGGCTCGCGATAAGATGATAGAGAGGTTCGGGACAGGTTGGGCTTTCCAATACGACGAAAGCCAATGGAAAATATCCAAAGAACATTACGAAAAAGTATATAGTCGCGACCCGATGCTCCCTAATTGGTTCGAGGGTATAACACAAGCAGACTTGTTTAGACTAAAGGAGGTTTGATATGGAAATAAAAGTAAGAGAATGGCTCCGCAAAGGTAACGAGGCAGGGCATTTCGTGCAGCGCCTATCAGACATTGTGCCAAATCCTAAGATTGATTTCAAGGTAGGCGATAAGGTGGTATTTACGAATGATTTCGGCGTGTCATTTACCGATTTAACGATAATCGCCATAGGTAAGCACAACGACCTTTGGAAATACGGGCACTGTATCTATCTCGACAAAGAGAGTTATTGGTTTCCCGTGAAGTACGAAAGTCTATCAATACAATATGAGCGATGATTGAAATTTTATTTACAATATTGCGAGTTCGCCTGAAATTTGTCATTAGACAAGTTGAAAATAGAAAACCTAAGTTTCTGTATACGGTAACTCGACATAACATAAGTTTCTGCATACAGAAATACTATCTATTTATATATTTCTTGCAACAGAAACCGACATCGCGCGCGCGTAATAAAGAAAAGGAGAGAAAAGAGAAGAAAATACCTTACGGTATAGTCGGCGACAATAAATTTTCGCCCCATGTGTATTAGGCAATTTAATTTACAAAAAAAATATGGCAAAAAAAACATTCAAAATCAGAGCAAAGTTCGTCTTCGGCGGACAGGTAAAAGTACAAGCGCACAACCGACAGGAGGCGGAGGCGATAGTTGGAAAGAACATCGTCGCCCTGCTGGGCAAGGTCGAGGCGTTCGATGAGGACATCGTGGATTGGGACTTCCCGACACACTGCGAAACGGTTATCAACCGCAAGGAACAGCGAGAGGAGGCCGAGGTATGAGCGAGAAGTTTATCTATCGGGTGGAGTTCAAAGAACCGCCTCTGTTGGGAGTAGACGAACGCACGGAGTTCTATTTCCACAGTCTCGCCGCCATCTACGAGGTGTTCACAGCGAGACAAATCGGCTGCAAGGTAACCCGCCTGTGGAACATCGGCGTATCGCATGGCACCCCCTATGAGGGGCGGCGATGCAAAATCACGAAAGAACAGATTTTGCGAAAAACGCGAAATAAGCGCGTATAACGCATTAAAATTTTTGAGACGGCAAATTATACACAAAATAAATTTGAATGTGACACAGCGCAAAGAAATAAGTAAATTCGACGTTTTAATCGTTGACGGGTGAAAAAGAAAAACGAAAATGCAGGGTTCCTAAGAAAAATAACTAATTTTGCAAACGGATGAAAGATTACAACGAAATAGCAAAACGATATGCTGGCAAGCACGGCTGCAATATCCTGCAAGCATCCGCCGAGCGTAACGGGTACAGGTATTTCCATCTCGACTATACAGGTCGCCCCCGTTACACAGGACATCCGCATATAATCAAAATAAACCCCGCAGGGAAAGTCCAACGGGTACTTAATTTTGATGAGATATATTGGGCATACAACAACCGTTCAGAGCCGACGGGCAATCTCTTTGAATAAATCGCGGCGCAAGATCAGTTTATCAACTTTCAGAACCTCGAAATATTCAACTCCGCTTACGGCGTATTCTTCAAGTTTGAGGAATGCGCCGTTTTGCGCGTCATAGAACATTATCCGCCCGTCGGGGAAACGTTCTGCCGTAATTACATGCCCCCTGTTGCCTGACATGTTTATGCCGATATGATAACGCCCCACCGCTTTTGTCGCTGTATCAATTTTCCCGAGCATGTTATCAAAGGACGGTGCACGGAGCATGGTGGGTGTGGGTGTTTTCCCTGTTTTGGGGTGTTGCCAAATATTCTCGAAATGTTCCCCAAGTTGGTAAGATACACTATTCGTTGAGCTGTCGTAACCGAGTGAGGTAACATTCAACCCGCGAAGCCTTGCTTCGTGCACAGCAACAGCAGCTTGGCAATTAGCAGCGAACTCGTCGCCCTTGCCGTATGATACATTGCTTCGTCCCTCGTTTGCGTCCAAGAACGGCATAGGTTTGGGTGGTGTCTTTATTCCCATGGATGAAGCTATGGCTGCGGTGTTGTCTCGCACTTCCTGTGTGAGTGTAGGAGCGGGCATATCCTCGTACACTTTGAATGCCGCCTTTGTCGCCGCACGCCCGAGCTTTGTACCTGTTACAGCCCCAACCGTTCCGTAAGATGGCTGTACGCCCGTGTATTTTGTGTTGTCAGACATGAAGTAAGGCACACTCGAAGCCCTTTGTATGCGTTCGTCGTTTTCGGTAAGCCAATCCTTGAATACCTGCGGAACATCATCAACGCGGTTCACACTCTCATCATCTACGGCCTCGCCATTGAGTATTTTCTGCGTGTCTTTTGCGATTTCTTCGGGCGTTTTTAAGATGGATGTAGCGAAACATCGACAGTAGGGGTGCCATCCTTTGAAAACAAAATCTTTCGGATAACGACCTTGTAAATCATCGCATATATCGTGAAATGGCTTGCCATTGAGCGTATGGTTGTTCGACAGGTGTATTTCAATGCCTACGACGAAATCCATCTGCTGCCAGCGTAAATGGTCTGATGCACGGTAAGCCATGTTGGTTTCTGTCGCAGCAAGCCGTTGGGCATTTTTGTAACTGCTTCTGTAAACGCCCTGTCCTGGATGATATGCTTTCGCACGCTTCGACAACTGCAACTGCCCGTGTTCATCACGCACACGGCGAAATAGTTTGTCAGGCTGTTTAAGATATTGCCGCAGGTCGCGGCTCATTTCATCAGCAGACCGCCCGCTGCGTATGCCAATATCAAGCCCCATTTCTATTTCCTCCTTGAACTGCTCTGTATAACGCCATACCCTTTGCGATAGGTTTAGTCCACCCGTTTTACGCTGCGCGAAAGCATCCCGAGCTTCCTCGTTCGTGCTGTAATAACGGCGGTATTGTGCCTCTGAAAGTTTTCCGACATTTTTGCCGAATACACGGTTGGCGAGTTCACTGTTCTTGTTGTTGGCCAATGTCCATTCCGTATTGATACCATTCAAGACAACGGCTTGCATACGCGATTTCAGCCCCGACATAAGGTTTTCTATCCGTTTGCGTGTAATCGGGTAATCATCGAAAGAAAACAGCGTGTCGGGCTTGATTTGCCCCACTGTGCCGCTTATGGAGACTGCTTCGCGGATAGCTTCGCGATAGATAGCGTCCATCTGCAACTCGTAGACCTTGATATTGCGTTTATGGCGCAGGTCGTATTTATTTAGCTTCTTCATTTGATGTGCGGAGTATAAATCGTTCACACTGCGGATCATTTAAGAAGATACAGAACTTCCCGCTCTGTTGTTTATAGGGGCAACGGCAGAGTATCAAATGCCCGTCTATAGCCTTGCTGTGCCAATCATAGCTGTTGGCGCAGTCTCGGCAATGGTATTTGTGGGGTTCCTTAACCTGCCGTTCCCGCCTGTTGTAATTCCGTACAGCCATAGTCTATCATTCAGTCAGATTAAAAGCGTCTTCTACTCCCTGCTGGGCTATCTCTTCAAGTGTCTTATCCACATCATCGCTGTGCCCGAACTCTTCGATACTCTCACGCTGCGACATAATAGGTTCGCCGCCGTTGGCCGTCATAAGCATATCGACGGTTTCCTTTGTGTCCGTAATAGAGAACGGTGTTATTTTCGTTTCAATTTTCAAAGCGTCTATATCGCTGTGATAAGGCTCGGGGAGAACCGTTTTAAGAAAGGCCTTTATCACGTTGATTTCGCGGTCGAAGCCCTCCAAGAGCCGCCCACTCTCATCGTTCACTTTCATTTGCGCATCAATAAACAGCTGCTTACGGCTCTCTCCCGACAATGCCTGTTGCGACATCTTCTCGTAAGACCAATCGGGAAGCTGCAACTGCGTAAAGAACATGGAGCGCAATTCGTTTACATAGAATTTTAGATTTTCAACAGCCTGTTCCCACGTAACATATTGCGCTGTTGATCCTTTCGGGTACTGCATAACCGACATAAACTCGCTGTTCTCGTTTTTCTCGTCTCCGTAATTGATAACTTCATCAGCAAACACGATAAAGCGTGGCTTGGAGTTCTTACGCAGGTAATTACCGTTACGTGACAAAGCCCATTCTATCTCGTACACAGTTTTCGAGGTGTCTTCCCATATCGGTGTCGGGCGATAGATGTATATTGCTGGGATTTTTCCAACAGTTATATTTTCGTTTTCTACCTCCGTCCACTCTCCACCATCGTTGCTGTATTTGACATGCTTTTCCGAGGAATAAGCATCGAAATACTGTATTGACTTTTTGCCAACCTTGCGGGTGTAACCTACCGACATTGCTATCATGTCGCCGTACTCATCGAATAGGGGGTAAAGTTCGTCGCCAAGCATAGGGGAAAAGTTACGACAACGGAATTTCAATGGGCTATCAAAGCCGTAGATGTTGTTCTTGCTTTCAACGGCATACCACAATGTCATTACTTCACAGCCTGCAAATAGCATGTTCAGACGCTCAACGTTTACGCTGTTGATACGGTTGCGGTTGAAAATGGTCTCAATGTACGATGCTATCTCTTTCTGCATATTATTCTCCGGACGATACACACGTTTAACGGGTATACCACAGCAAAGCTCCGTCATACGCTTTGTGGCAAGCCGTTGCAAGTCGCAAGTAACACGGGTAACATACTCAACCCCATCATCTGAAACAATGTCGGGATATTTACGCTTGTTCATCACTGGATGTTTAGTAGGGTCGAACTGTTGGACAAGCCCATAACGCCCTGACCAAACAGGAACATTAATTATCTTCTCTTGCAATGCTACCACCTTTTCAGCGGCTGTCAACTCCGTAGAGGTTAGGATTTCTTGAATTGTCATATTATTATTGATTTTAATTGTTATTATACAAGTTTGGATAATCTGCCGAGGTCTATTGTCTTGAACGGGTTGCCAACATGATAATCGATGGCATAGCCGAGAATGTCCACGTATTCGTCGTGTGGCTTGGCTGGGAACCCGCATATTTCGTCCTCAAAAGCTTCGTTCCATGCCCCCTCAACAAGTATTACGCGCCCGCATTCCACTGTCGGAGAGGCTGCATAAAGGCGCGTTTCTTTACTGTCACGTGGTGAGGGCGTACTTACAACATTCAACCCCGATGTGGCTTTGAGTTGGTCAATGACAGATATACCATTGGCCTTTGGTTCTATGCGTATGCTGGAACGGCGGTTATAACCATGTTCTTGGGCGTACTGCGGTATGAAACGGATAAGGTCGGGGAATTTCATCATTACCTTGTGGGCGTGAGTTATATATAGGTCGCCGCCAATCTTACAGGTCGCTATGATACCCGACGGGTCATTGTTGGTTTTATCGGTATAGGCTGTATCGAGGAAGAAGACTATTGGCTCGCCATCGTGTATGCGCTTGAACTCTGCCACTTTGATATGCTTAAACCATTCCCGTTTTATGATGTTACCACCATCAACGGTTGGGTGTTGCTGATATAGAGCAGCAAAAGTGCGTGGGCTTTGTTGTTCCGCCTCTTTCAAGCGTTCCAACGAGTGTCGCTCCTCCCATAACGCCTCACCGATACGCCGTGGGTCTTCTTTCAGTTCCATATCCTCACGTATGGCAGGTATGCACACGACTGTCCACTTGCTGGGCTCGCGGTCAAGCAGCCGCCCCGCAAGGTCATCTTCATGCCAACGTGTCATAATGAACACAATCTTTGAATTGTTGTGTAGACGCGTCAAAAAAACGTCTGTGTACCAACTCCACACCCGCTCCCTATAGGTTGGAGACGCCGCTTCGATAGCGTCTTTCACGGGATCATCAATGATACCGAGGTCAACAGGTGTACCCGTGAGACCTCCTCCAATACCAACCGCCTTGTAAAAGCCACCATGTCCGACTGTCTCAAAGATATCGATATTGCGTAGATAGCCGCGCTTAGCGTCTGTTTCCACATTCTGTGAGTTAAGAAATGTAGCGGGGAAAACCTCATGATATTCTGTACTGTCAATCGTGCGCTGTATAGCGCGAGAGAAGCCGTGTGCAAGACTTACAGCGTAAGAAGTCCCTACTATCTTAATCTTCGGGTTATATCCCAAAGCCCAAGCGGGGAATTTTCGGCTTACTATCTCGGACTTACCATGCTGCGGCGGTACAAACACCATTAAGCGGTTTGTTGGGAGCTTCCCCAAGAGCAAATCTTGGCATTTCTCGGCAATTAGCGTGTGAAACCATTGACGGTCATAATTCCCATCAGTGTAATCAAGAAAGTCGGGGAAAGACAAAAAGGCTTTCCTCCGCTTCAATTCCCTTTCAAGTTGCCGAAGCCTGTCCATTTATTCGCTTAGTTTCAAAGCCTTTATTTCCGCCTCTATCTCCTCAACGGACATGTCGCAAGGAGAGCGATGCACTGTTACTTCCTCCGTGATATTTCGTTTCTCTGCGGCGTACAATCCGAGCAGCTTACGTCGTTCTGCTAATTGTTGCCGTATTTCTGCGATATAAGCCGGATTACCAAGCATTATTACCTGCTGTGTCTTTTCCTCGACGCTAAAAGTGCGTATGCCACCATCGGGGCTGTTGTTGTCTTGGTTACCACTGCGTGCAGGTGCGCCCTTGCGCTTGCGTTGTGTTCTTGTGTAGTCCTCTTTCGATTTCTCCCACTGCTCCCACAATTCCTGTACCGTATCATCAATTCGGGTGAGTTCGAGCTGTAGGGCATCATCCATATCTTCCAAGCGGCTTTCGCGCCACTCCTTTAGCAACGTCTGTACATCTTTGTGTACGGTCTGTGTGGAGTAGGTTGCTAAATCAAGACGGCGCATGACCTCTGCCCGTATAGCGCGAATACTATAACCGCGTTTATAAAGTTGCGCTACGATTTCAAGGCGGGCTGCTTTGAACTGATTGCGCCGCTGTTGCTGTGCTTTACTCATAATGCTCTGTCAGTTTTAGGAATTCTTGATAGAATTCGAGATTACACGATGATAATTCAATGTAGGTTTTACCGAACTCGGGGAACGTGTGTACGGCAAAATGGCTCTCTGTCAAAAGCCACAATGCCGTATAACCCTGCGGTGTGAAATGGTGGTCAGTAAAGCACAGGATGTTAAATCCCGCCTTACGGAGGGCGTTGTCAAACAGCGTCCGTAGCTTCTGTGGGTTCGTTTCCCGAATCCACTCTGAAAAGTTCCAAATCTTCGCTTGCATATTCAATCTTTTTATAGTGTTTCTTGATGTCTTTTGTCTTGCCCTTATAGAACACGAGGATATTTTGGTGCATCTTGGCAACCTTGCGGCTCTCCATATATCGGGAAGCCCGCAGGGCTGTACTTGCGCCCGTTTCAATAAGGATAATCTCATTGTACAGGCTCATGCCGCCATCTTTGAATATCCGCTTAATGTCGCCACAGAAATCATAATAAAAGCCTGTCGATTTATCCCGCACGTCGCCGACAACGATAACAGCAAAGCGGTTTTCTTTCAAGCAGCCAATAGCCGCCGTGAAAGCGTTATGGAGTATCTGTATGAAATCATTGTATGACTTTTGATTGCTTGCGTCGTTTTCAAGGTCGCTGTAATGTTCGAGGTCGAAATACGGCGGGCAGCTAAACAATAGGTCTTGGCTGTCTGCATTGATGTGCTTGGCTACATTCTGCCCATCGTCGCAGATGTAACGGGCAGCCATACCCTCCGTGCGCTCGTTATTGAGTTGAGCCTGTTCGGGACGGAGTTCTATACCCACAAACTCATTACCGAGGTGTGCCGATACATAGCCGAAGACGCTATCGCCAGCAAAGCAGTCAAAGGATTTGCAGCTTTCCAGCCCGAACCAACGGCAGACGAGTTCTGCCATAACGGGATCGAGCAACGAAACCCCTGCTGACAGTACTTTGCCCGCCTCGCGTTCTTTCACATCATCGGGTACATATTTTTCGAGGTAGTCCTTGAATGACAGCCCGAGTTCCTCTCTGTGTTTGCGTGTGCGTTGATACAAGTCCTTGTATTTGATTTCGGGCGACTGTATAAGCGTGTCGTTGCGGCTCTCTCCCATATCGCCGATAAGCTCTCGCCACATCTTCTTGCGGGCTTGCCAATAGCCTTTGCGCGTGTCGAGGATAGAGAATGGTGGTACAACAAAACGGTCGTTCAACGAGGCGTTGGCAGGGCTACTGTCGCTCGTACTGCTTTCTCCCTCTCCGTCGCTGTTATCCTGCCACACATCAAGCCCCCAATCGTCGAGGTCTTGGCTGTCCCACTCGTTAGCAAGCATATCCATATCCCACGATCCATACCCGACATTATCTTTGATGATAAACTCCTTGCGTTCGTCTTCCGATAATTCAGAAGCCTTAATAACTGGAGCTGTTGGGGTTTCTTTCCACTTTCCCCAATACTCGACGAGCTGCTGCTTTTCGGCTTCTGTTTTCTTTTGGTAGTCGCGAAGCCCTGACAAACGTTGTGCAAGTTCATCTACTGACATGCTTTCAATCGCCGTTAATGCCCTGCGACGCATATTGCCGCCAAGTGCGGCAAAGGTATCATCAACTACTATCGGGCGTAGTTCGAGCATTTTGGGAAGCACGAGGATGCTGTTAATCAGCTTATCGAACTTTTCATTGCTGATAGTTCGAGGATTTGCCCCGTTAACTTGTATTTGCGATAATTTTACGATTTCTGTTTTCATAATGAATTACTTATATTTGCTACAAAAATACTCAAAATGTTTATTATATAATCACTTTTGAGGTAAAAAAGGGGTGTTTATGGCTGATTTAAGCAAATTTATGGTTGCTGTTCGATATAAGTCTGTTGGTGTTGTGCGAAATACCCGCCAACCCATAAGCGTTGCGGTATTGTATTTCTCTATGTCTCCGAGGAAACCCTGCGGTCGTGTGTGCCGCCCCTGTGTCCACACGCCACCCTCCACTTCGAGGGCTATCTTGTACGCGGGGACTGCATAATCAAAGCGCCACCGCCGCTCGGGGTGAAACTTGTACTCCTTGACACACTCAACACCCAAATCGGTCTTGCATATAACCGTGAAGACATCCCTTATTTGAGACTTATTTGCCGTCTGTCGGCTTTTCTTTGTTGTCTTTATAACTTGCCTGTTCATAATAAGAAAATGGTTTGTGCGGGCTGAAAACGCTTTGGATGGTTAAAAGCGGGGCAGCTTTATAACTCACCCCGCCCGTAACACATGGCGCAGCCCGCTTGGTTTTACATCAGAACGGCAGATCATCGTCGCTGGGCGCAAATGCGTCCTGCCCGAGTGTACCGTTCACCTCCATTGTTGCTTGCTTCGCCTCCACAGCGTGCAGCCCGCCGAGGATAGGTATTGCGTTGCGCTCCTCCTCTGTCATAGCCTCTCGCTCCTCCTTTGGCAGGTTTACCTTGATGCAGTGAGTGTCGGTGTACTTCGGCTCTTGCATGGCGATAGCCGTCATGTTCAGATAGCAACCCTTTTCGCCGAGATATATGCCGTCGCAATCATCAACGGGGATAATAAGACAGCGTTTTGTTGCCTCTTTTCCTTTCAGATTTCGCATGAACGCCCCTTTGAGTTTCAAGAGGTCGATTTTGATACCATAATTTGCCATAATTGTATTTGTTAAACGTTTGAAATATTTGTGTTTGCGGGGTTTTTACGCCCCAATATCTATACCTGTGTACTCTTTCGTCTTATGTATTTGAGAAAGGCATACGGCTTGCGTTCTTTATCAATGATATAGTGGAAGTTGTTTTGCATATCGTATGCCTCTCGTTCAAAGGAAATATTGCAGTAGGCTTCCTTTGCGTTCCTGTACATAACCAACCGTATGAGCCATTCCATGCCATACAGTAGATAGAACGGGAGGTATAGCAGCTCTTTCATCTGTGCTGTGTGTATCAGCTCGTGATTGATCATTTTGTCCCAATCGTATATACTGATGTTATGTTGCGGTCGTATTTTCTTTCGCACGAATATTACTCCGAAGAGATTTATTGCTGTGAACCCTTTGCAAGGGATAATACTGTTTCTAATTATCTTCATTTTTCAATACTTTTATAAAATGTGATGTATTCTTTGTCTGAAAACAGAGGTTTATATCCTTTTCGTTTATACCAATTAGCCGTGAACTTATCTTTTTCAGCAGCTAATGATACTACATTTGCTCCCAGTTTTTGTGCTACTTTTTCTGCTTCTTCAAGTAGCATATTTCCGTACCCTATTCTTCGATACTTTTCCTCAACACTTAGATTGTATATGCAAGCACAAGACTTTATGTTTTCGTCTATGGATACGGAGCAAATTCCCTCTCCGTCACTTAACATTATCAATGTATAATCTTCTGCATGATGGTATATGAAGTTTTTCTTCATTCCTTATCTCCTTTCAGTTCTTTGATTAGCGCATCGGCAAGCCTTACAGAAAACGTTGCAATATCTTTGTAGCTTGGGTTTGGGTTAACTCCAGCTACAACAGGAGCAGACAAAAGTCCGTTCATAGCCTCTTTTGCTATTTCGTAGCGTCGTTGTTCCCAATCAATAGGGCTTTCCGTTGTGTCAAGTAGCTCTAAATCCCTATCGTGAAAGATGCGTTGACGATATATACCATCGTTGCCGTAATATTGAGCAGTTCCCCATTCTTTAGAAATACCGATAATTGTTATTTCCTCCCCTGTTTCAATAATTCTTGCTTTCATATCTTATTCTCCTATCTCCTCGTGATACTTTCGTAGAGTTTCTTTTACTCGCTTTGCAGCTTCAGCGGCCTGTGCTTTCTTTCGGAAATGGTTGTACCCAGCCCAATCCTCTATTGCACCTTCGCCAGTTAGTGAATTTTCTTCTCGCATGAAGTCACCAGCAACAGAGCATGATGATGTAACATACCAATATTCTTCTCCGTACTTGGCTCTCCACCTAATCTTCTCTACTCGCTTCTCTTCTGCATTCCACCACAGACCTTGTTCTTTCATCTTATCAAAGAGTAGTTGCTTTTCTACATCTGTAGCATAACGAAAAGCTGTGCTATTCCAACACCCATTAGTATCACAATTAGCGTTATAATGAGAGTAAAAATATATACTACTTCCTCTCTCCATTTCCTTAAATATGACTATTACATCAGTATCTATGGAATGGAGTATATCTCCATTTTTAAACTTATGCTCTTTCTTAAATACTATATTCCCATCCTTAATAACAGCTTTGCAGCCTTCAGGAATGGTTATTGTATCACCTGCTTGTAATTCTATTTTCATAATTCTTTTCTTTTGTTATTATAGTTATATTAATTCTAATTTTGCACTACATTTACAAATATGGTCGAATAACATAGGCGAGAGTTCTATACGTATATCGCCATCTAAAACAAACTCGCTTGCACCTCTTTCAGGGTTGTATGCCAACTCCACAGAGGTAATGCCAAGAAAGTCCATTGCAAACTTTAGTTTATAGATATTGTATGCGAAGATATAAGCATTACCAACATTGATAATTGCTTTCTCTTCTGCTCTTTTCTTTCCAGTTTTCTTCGTTTTTTCGGGTGTAATCTCCCCAGTGCCATTACATACAGGACAGTCGAATAAACGCTCGTGGGTATGGCAATTATTGTCGGTGTATTCCCAATACACTTCACCACTTCCGTCACATTCCTTGCATTCTACCGCATCTTGGATAACAATTTCCTCATCGACTTTCGGGCATTCATCCAACGCCCTATTTATTGCGTCAATAGTGATTTTCTTTTTGCATGGGCATTCTAACGGGGGTAGGTTCAATTCTCCTTTAGAATATTCACCAACAAGTCTTTCGGGCTTTATTCTAATAAGAGCGTGCCCATCCGTACTCCATACCTCGTTGTACTTAGTATTGAGAAAAGGTGTTCTTAATAATTGCCTAAATTCATTTTTATCGCAGAACGTTGATAGCAGTTCCGCTTCGTTCTTTATCCTCATAATTAATCTTCTATTTTGATTGGTCTTCCATATCCGTCCATAGCCCCTAAGACTACAATGCATCCATTTTCTACCTTGAAACCTGCTTTAACGTTGCCGTCAAAGTCGATTTCGATATAACCATTTTTATTTGGTTTGTTTACTCTTTTCATATTACCTCCTTGTGTTAATAGATTGAACTCTATGCGCCGTGTGAGAATACTTCCCATTCATCGTAGTATATTGGTAATGTGTCATTCCGTTTGCATTAGTGAAATAGACATATTTACCATCGTAAAACCGATACACCTTTACGCCGTCACATTCAAATAAGAACTTAACCTCGTAGTCTTTCAGCCTTTGCTCATACTCTTGCTTCCGTATCTGCTCCTTTGTCAATTTCGGCTTAGGTGGTTCGGGTTTCTTCCTAATCTCGTAGCCACAAGAAGTGATTACAAACGCTAACACTGATAATAAAATAAGTTTCTTCATAATTCTTTCATTTTAACTGTTATTATTCCTTTTGCCTACGCTCCATAATAGCGTTTACACGCTTTACTTCCGCGTCTACTTCACTCTCTATATTCTTACAATTTGTAAGAACTGACCTACTTCTCGTGCGGAAGTATTCTTTTTGTAGTTGGCGCATCAATGCCACTTTGTTGAAAAAATCACGATGGTCCATAACCTTTAATATTTAATGATAATTTCATTCACACAGCCCATGATACAAACTCATGCAACTATAACCTCCCTTCGGCTCAAACATATCAAGCTCTGCATCATTACGGTTTACATACTTGAACACCTCTTGCACCGTTGGATATTGTCCGTTAGAACAGAAGCGGGCGGGAATGTAACCGGGTGAAAAGAAAGACGAGCCTTTCTCAGTTTCATCTTTCATTCTCTGTTCTGCATCTATTAGTCGTTTTGCCGCCCATTCATCTTTAGAAATAAGTTGTATTTCACGCTTTCTGCACATAATGCAAGGGAAGCAGCCGACGCGCGCAAAGCCTCTTTCATATAAAGGATTTGGACGCTGACCGTTTGCGAGTATATAATCTATCACCTCTTGTGCAGACCAATGAAAAATTGGGCGCAGTACGCTTGCATCGTGTGTCTCGCACCATTCGAGCACGGCTTTCTTGTGATATAGCCCTTTCACTTCATTATTGAAGTACTCCTTGAAATACAAGCACTCCACATCATAGCCTGCACGTGCTTTGCTTTCCTTTGCTCTGATGCCTTGAATGATAATGAAACTCTCATCTTGTGAGAGAATATAATCTATCATCGGTATTACTTTCAGTTCCGAAGTACAGAACCGTCTCTGCGATGATGGAAAACGCCATTTTTTAATGCTCATATCCACAAAGTCTTTGTACTTCTTGCTTTTGAGCATAATCAGCTCTACGCCTAATTGCTTACAGACATTGTGAATATGCTCATAGGTAACAGGGCTCTCCCAGCCTGTATCGCAAAACACTGCCGTAACTTTACCTTTTCCATAATCGTTTACGGCCTTAATTAAGCAGGCTTGGCTATCTTTACCACCACTGAATTGTACTAATATTTTCATCTTAATATCTGAATTTAGTAAAATGAATAATTGCCATCGGTTTTGAAAGGTCGTAACCTTTAAACCACTCTTCCCAGTCCTCAAATGAAAGTCCATCATAGTGGGCTAACTCATATTTTCTCTGATAGACAATGCCTATATGGCACAGCCCAAGAGTGTTATTGTAAAATTCGAGTTTCTGCACACCAACGCCATTCTCGGCTGTTAGCGTTGCAATTTCCACCTGCTTGCTCCTGTACGGTTTGCCCATCCACTGTCGGATAGATAATGCAGCACGCCCCTCTTGTACTTCCTTGATGCGTTTCTCCCATAGTTGATAATTTGCCCGTATGGTGTGTATCTTCGCCAAGGACGGGGTATCATAATCTGTAAGACCCTGTCCAAATAGGAACTTCTCTTTGAAATGTGTTTCTTCCCCTGCTCGTTTGTGATTAGCAAGGAAATGTCTTGATAGTGTGATTACGTATGTTTTCATAATTCATTATTTTTATTCTGTTGGTAACTTAGGTATCTCCACCCAATGAGTAGGATATACTCTTTGTAGCCCTACATACCAACTTTTATAGGTGTAATCGTAACGGCCAAGAGCAAATCTGTTTTTATCAAGTCGTACTAAAACTTCTACTGAAAACTCTATTCTGTTGTTGTTCTTTGCTTTTAGGGGCAAATCCCCGTCTGCAACAAAGTGCCAAGGGCTTGCAGTTGCACCCTCATACAGTCCGACCTTGTACCATTGCTCCTCTCTGTCTGTTTCAAAACAGTTAGGTTCTATTGGTGCACCTTTCTTTAATATTTCTTCTTGTGTCATAATATAAAATCATTTTTAGTTATGTATCCTACTTCCTCCATTAACTCAATAGCTTTCTTAATATCAATTTCACTTCCATGATATTCAAGAATTATCTCGCATCCAGTACACATTGATACGTTTGGTGTTTTATCTTGGAAACCGCTGAACACCAACTCTTTTTCTATCCTTTGTAAAGCGAAAGAAAGTTCACTTTCTTTTTGTTCCGCTATTTTTACAAGATTCCTTATACTCATAACCCCAATGTTTGTTTAATCCGTTTCTTGTAATCCTCATTTGCAGCCTGCTTGGCTGTTTCAATAGAAATGAACCGCCCCAAAAAGTAATCGTTACAGAATAAGGCAAATTCGTTAACTCTTTGCATTACCCTATAACTAAAGCCCAATGAATAAGATGAGTAATATTCTTCTTCGTAGGATAAATTCTTCCACTCCAATTCAGGTATATTCTCTACCACACTTTCACGCCCTGCGTTGAAAGCTGCTTTGATGTCGCCTTCTTGATACAAAGGCATATTAGGAAAATTGCCATTTTTGAAGTATATAGCGTTTTCTTTTGCCTTTGTAAGATACTCTTCTGCTAAATCTTTCATATTACATTTGTTTTTTATTGTTATACAAATAAGTTCTTTTGAACCCGCCTCAATACCTTTGTTTCGGCATCCTTACAAAACTGCTTATTCACCTCAAACCCGTATGCCTTTCGGTTGAGATTGGCAGCGGCAAGTAGGGTGGTACCACTTCCCGCGCACGGATCTATTACCACATCGCCTTTGTCCGTGAAAATTTCGATTAACCTTTCGAGTAATGGTACGCTCTTCTGTGTAGGGTGTACTCTCGGTGTGTCCATGTCCCGAGGATATTCCATGCAGTTGAAAACCATTTGCCCGTCATTGTTGAATTTTGGCAATTTATCACGATAAAGCAACACGCCATATTCGCAGTTGCCTACAATCTTCATATTAGCTTTCAACACCTGTGGCGAGTAGTTCTTGCGGAATACGAGATTGATGTATTTATTCAGTCCGTATTTCCGCCCAAGCCCTATGAATTGAAACTGCTGCTCAAATTCGCAGAACATTATCATACAGGGGGCTTTCCCCGTCCCCTTTGGTTCCTTGATGAGCATCTTGGAGCAGAAGTGCATAAACTCGGCAGGTCTGAATTCGTTCTCTGATGAGAAAAACTTCTTGCCCGCCTTTGCACTCTCGCCATTCTTGTTATCGCCGCCCTCATACCATGTCGGATTGCTTGCATAGGCGTTGTTGCCGAGATTGTAAGGCACATCCGTAAGTATCAGCTGCGCCTTTGGTATCTGATAACCCTTGTAATTTTGGAAGCTGTCGTTATAAAGTTCAATATCTTTCATTGCTGTTGTTTGTTATGTTAGAAAGGGCATTCCTCTTCGGGTAGGCTGCTAAAATCGAGAACTGCCGCTTCGTCGGCTTCCTGTTGCCTCCGTCTGATTTCTGCCTGTATATGGTTTTCGTTGTCCCACAAGGGTTCTATACCGTTCATGTACGGCGTATATCGCCCGTTGTTGAGGTTGTATTTGAAAAGTGCTGTGCCGCACTCTCCGAGGTGTCGGAACTTAACCTTTTGAACATGAACCTCAACTGTATTTTCTGTGCGGTTTCGGTGTACCACGATACCGAAATCTGCTTTGTTGAAGAAGTTTGCCGAGCCGCTGATGTCGTACAGTGTCGGGGCTTCTATAACCCCGTCTTTGTTGCGAGGTTGTTTGGTAGGGTGTGCCATTAAGATTATCAGAATATCGTTGCGTTGTGCGAAGTTTGTCAACTTATCGAGCAGCTCGCTGATGTACTGCGTTTCATTGCGTGTGCCCTGTTCGCTTTCAAGCCTGTTGTACGGGTCGATAACGAGGGCTTTAATACCCCGCCGACGGACGAGATACTTTGCCTTTTCAAGAATATTATCCACTCGGTAGTTATCCGTTGGGGCGATGAAATAAAAGTCCTGCTCGATATGCTCCTTTACCTGCTTATACTCGCCGAATGTCAGCGATTGGCGGTTGAACCGCTTCCCCGTGAACTTTTCTATTAACTTCGAGGCGTGATAGGCGAGGGGGGCATTCTCGGGGCTGAAATATGCAAACCGCCACCCATAACGCATATTCAATCGCTCGGCTATTTCATCGATAAACTCCGATTTGCCGCTGCCCGGAATACCCGTTACGATACACAGACGTTTTGTTTCAAAGCTGCACAGACGGTCGAAATTATCGTGTCCGATGGTTACGCCCTTTTGCCAGCCGTTTTCAAACAGCGCGTCCAGCGATTGCTCGAAGTCGCTTACCGTGAATACACCCTCGACCTTAATTTCGGTGGCTGTGGCGATACACTGCAATAGGCTTTCACGCCCAAATTTCATCAGATGTTCGTTAGCGTCCTTACAGCCCTCTCCATACTCTAAAACTCGGCAGCGTTCTACTCCGAAACGTCGCAACAGCTCATCGCGCAAGAGAACGCCCTTTGTGTCGGTGTCGGAGGCGATATAGATAGTCTCCTTATCCTCGAAATACTCCTCAATATAATTGTCGAGATAATCGAGGTTGGCGTTTGCCCCGTTCGGAACGCTGATAACATCATGCCGCCCGCATTCGTAGAATGACAGAGCATCCATTTCGCCCTCTGTAATGATGCACTCTTTTTGTCCCTTGATAGCGTCGATGTTATAGGGTAGGAGCTCCGCCCCACTTACGAGTTTAAAACATTTATCGCCCGTGCGGAACTTCGTGTTTACAAGTTCCCCGTTATGGTAGTAGTTGAACTGCACCGTATTTGCCTGTCCATTCTTCTGCGGCATCCATTCCAAGCCCTCCGTAACTTTCATTGCAAGCAGCGTCTCCTCACTTATCCCCCTACCTTTGAACCATGCAAGGGCTTTAGCCGACATGGGAGCAGTGGGGCGGGGCTGTGGCTTCTTATATTCGCGCTTCTGTTGCCTTATCTGTGTCTGCCTATACCACGGTTGTTGCTCCATCCATTTACGTTTTCCCTCTGGCGACGGATCATAAGTGCTTTCGGTAAGCGTGCCGCTCCAGCCGCAGTAATGGCAGTGCCATAACCCTTTATCCAAATCAACGGATAGGCTCTTATCCCTCTTGTCGCGCCGTTGGTTATGGCATTGTGGGCAATAGGTCTTTACCTTTCCTCCTGTTCGGCCGTAGGGTATCTGTATGCCAAAATCTTTGTAATCTTTCATAGCAATATCCAGCTATTAGTTGCAGCATCCCAACTGTGCCGCTCCGATGGTCGGGCAGGGGCTGTCGGTGGAATGGTAGCCTTACCTGTGCCGTATGTGCGCCGTCCCGTCTGCGGCTCAATATACTCGCCGATACCGAGCGTTACGCCCGCCTGTGTTCGTTGCTGGCATTGTGAACCTTTTGCACCCCTGTTGTTATCATAATTGCCCTCAATAACCTTTACCCAATTTTTCGGATTTTCAAATAGCCAATCGAAAGTTGCAGCCCAGCCGGTGTTATTGTTACCCCGCAAGAAATCAGAGGCAATAACACGTTTGAACAGTTCTCGAGCCTTTGTTGTCCACTCGTCGCTATCCTTGCTCCACTCGTCGAGGCGGCATTTGATTTTCTGCCTCCTGTTCTCGTTGAGTGCCTTAACCTTTGGGAGGCAATTTCCGCAGATTTCATTCCACAGGGCGACGATATCCTGATAAGGATATATTCTCTTCTTTTCTCTACTCTCCTTTTCTTTGGTGATTTCTGTATCAATTAACTCGCGCTTGCTTTGGTTTTCATTAACAGAAACGCTTGTTTCTTGTGGTTTCTCGCTACGAAAACTCGGTTTGATTGGTGCTTCTATGTTTCTCCTTTTGTAAACACTTGAAAGATTATCCACGAAGTGTTGACACCAAATTACCTGTTTACTTTCCCATAATTCGCTGTCTATTTTACCAAGTGTGAGGAGAGTATTTATAATATCCTTTGCCGTATCTTCACTACATCGAGTTTTAGCTAATATATACGCCCAATTATTAGGTACAGAGCAGTCATAATAATGCCCCTCTGCATCGCCGAGGATTTCAAGCAGTTTAAACCAAAAGGCATACCCATCATTTCCATACTTGCTTTCAAGTATGAATATCGTGCGCCCGCCTTTGACAAAATGAGGATAATAATCAACGGTTTCTTTTGTTGGTCTTCCCATAATATTACTCCTTAACTTACATTGTTGCTACTATTGATTTGCGCAGCTTCTCATTGCGGGCGTTCCAATCAAAAGCCCGTATCATCCACTGCCTGTAATCAAGAGGAATATCAGTTTTCCTCCCAAAAGGCATAATCTCTATTGGCTCACCTTGATTTTGTCTTAATGTTATCATTTGTCCAATGAAAATGCTCCGAACCGTAGGGCTAACCACGCATAACAGCAGCGTTGGAGGCCTTTCGGCTTCTCCACCCGTATTCGGAGCTTGAGTAATTACATTTAATCATCTGTTCGGTTATCACTCTCTTCCCGTATGGGACACTTTGCTTCTAATTGTACAATTAGCTTGCGTGAGAGCCTTTTAATGTTGTACGATTTCGTGTCTTTGTCATTTAATATTCCGCATAACACATTGAGGTATCGTACCACTTGGTCGCGCTGTGCATTACTGATGATTATCATTTGAATATCACTTTAGGAGGAAGCGTCGCGCGCCCTGTGTCGGGAAAGTAAACTCTTTGGCAAGGTCGGGGTGCGCTGCCGTGAAAGCCTTTGCATCGAACTTGTTGCTCGGTTTGGGAGCTTTCCAAGTTGCCAGCGTTTGCCCATCGTAACTGATAGCTTCCGCATCGCCGAAGCCGAGTTTGATTTTCTCCTCCAAAGCGGCTTTCTTTTCCTCAATAGCGGAAAGTTCATCGCGCACTTCTTTCAGTTCTTGATAGGCGGCAAAGATTTCATCGTTTACCTCTACAATCTTACCGTCCGTGTGGCGGTTGTATTTCAGCAGGATATCCTGCACGTTGGCTGCCGTCGGCTCTTGCTTGGCTTGGATATTATCAACCCAAAACTTATCTACCTCCTCAACTAACCAAGCGAAGAAGTCTGGAACAAATGCGAGGTCTTTGTAACCGAAGTTCCTGCCCTGTGTGAGCCAAGCTAACGAGCCGTGTTGGTAACCTGCTACTCCCAACTGATATTGTACCTGCACAAACCAATGTTTCGGTATATCGTCCTCGTCAATGGTCATTTGCGTTGTCTTACATTCCAATATGCCTTTATTTTCGTTGCTGTGAGGCATATCAGCCAGCCAATAAGTACGGTCGGGGCTTACTTGTAAATAAGGGCGTTCATCATCACGGATAAGCCAATCGCCAGCGGAAGACTTGATAACCTGTTGTCCCGTTTCATCTTGCCAAAATAGGCTAACAGCATCTTCGAGGTAGTGCCCCGCTTTCATAGCGAAGTTTTCCTGCTTCGGAGCATCAAGGCCTACCTTGCGCCTCCATAACTGATAAGGAGTTTCCCAGGGGTTGAGCCCAACTATTGTAGCGACTTCACTGCTACCTATTCCACTCTCTCTGTATTTCAGCCACTCGGTTCTATCCTTTGGTCGAATAATTGTATTGCTCATTGCTCGCCCTCCTTTTCTTTACCTAACAGTTTTTCAGCTGCTTGTATAGCCAATGCCCTTACAGCATCATTTACTAAAAGAGGCATCTTTGGATTATCATCAAATGCGTTGGCAATGGCTATCTTGATATTTAAGTTGCTGCCTAACAAAGAAGTGTATAGATTAATGGCATTATCTTTTCTCATTTCTGCAATGATATACATCGAGCATCTGTTCTCATTGTCTTCATCATACCAAGCCCTGATACTATCTTTAATGCCCTTGAGTGCTTTATCCTCATTGGCATCTTCGGCATCTTTCTTCTCTTCGTTAGATTTGAAAACGTCTTCTCCGAATGCCTTATGGAATTCGTGCATTACTTGTTCTTTTGATACAGCAGGGTAATTCGTTAGAATTTCGTATAACGCCTGCAATTTTTCTTTCTTTACTTCCATATTCATAGCGTATTAAAATATTTTTGAAAACTAATAATCCTTACATTGTTTTTGTGCAGTTTACGTGCGACCTTTTCCATGTCTTCTTTTTTACCTTTATAGGCAATCGAGAGATCGTGCGTCCACCAATATTCTTTTGATTTTCGCCTATCGACAAGCATGAGGGTCGTATCGTCTTTTCTGCTGTCTTGGATAACAAGGTATAAATCTTTATCTTGTTTCTTAAGACGATTTTTCTTTTTACATACTCTTGTACCTGCTAAATTTTGAAGAGTACACAATCTTTCATATTCTCTATCAGCTATATATTCAGAATAGCTACTATATGCCTCATAATCATCATATATTTCTGACAAGTGTTCTGCTTCTGTACACATATTGTTATTTTTTGGTTGTTGTTTTCTTTTGTTCTTTCGGCTGTTCGCTGTTTTTAATCTCCCCTGTTTCGGGGTCTACACCAGCGGGGGCTTTATCGGTCGCCTCAACGGAGGGAGGTGTCGGTTCGCCTGTCGCCTGTGCAATGGCAGCAGCAGCCTTATCCTGTGCCGATTTAGCTGCTTTCTCACCATCCGCCTGTTTCTTGGCTTCGGCGGCGGGGCGAACAAACGTTTCTTGTACCGTTGTTGACCCTTCCTTAATCGCATTGGCTGTAGCACGGAGCTCAAATACTTTTTCCTTGTCGATTTCCTCTATCTTACTGATGCCAAGATAGTTGAATAGCTGTTGTTCGGTAACACCGAGGTTTCCAAAGTATTCGATAATAGCCTTGCGCCTTTTTTCAAGGTCTATATCCTGCCCAAGTGCAACTTTCTTAACATCGTTGATGATACGCTTTGTTACCGCTTTCGGTATCACGGTTAATACGGCGTTACGGAAAGCTATCGATGAGGCAGCGTTCCCCGTTACTACTTGCATGTCCTGCGAGTAGGTGTAGCCTTTCTTTGTCATAATGCTGCGCTTCACCTCCTTGCTTACAGCAAAGTTGGTTTCAAGGTCGTGGCAGATAGCCTGTGCGGTTATCATACGTCCGTCGTTACCAATGATGCGCGTCTGTACTCGGAGATTACCCCAAGCTCCAGCGATGATTTCCGCCATACGAACGGATAGTCCCTCAATGATGGCATCCTCCCCGTTGGAGTCTTTTCTTTTAAGGCTGTAGAAGCAGTCCTCCGCAGTCTCTCTGTCCATCGTGGCGTATGTAGCTATCTTATTCAGAACAGCGTTTACATCACGCGGGTACTGTTTTGCGGTGGCAATCTGAATGTCAACCTCCGCACGGTTGATAGCTTGGAGCATATCAGCCTGCTTTACTTCGATGATTTCATTTCCCATAATACTTTGGAATTATTTAATTTGTCCTCTATTCGCTTCGGGCATTGCGTTTTCTTTTTCAAGTGAGTACCGGGCAAACCTAACGGGCTTACCTGTAGCCTTACAGATACTCTCTTCCATTGTCTTTTTGATTTGCATACCCTCCTGTCGGAGGTCGCTTATTCGTGAAGCGAGGCGGTAACAGCCATATTCTCTCAATGCTTCGAGGGCTGTTATTGAACCACCATTCAACAGATGTTCGCGAATGAGCCGTTTGTGAGTGTTTGCCTGTTCCATTTTATTTGTTATTTATGTGTTGCCATATAGGTTGCGGCGTGGCTGTCTATTTCAGCGTTGGTAAGCACTTTTTCTTCAAGGAGCCACGCCTCCAACTCTGATTTCTTGAAATATAGCTTGCGGTTCTTCTTGTAGTGCGGTATCTGCCGTTCACTCGTGAGGCGATATAGATGCCCCTTGCTAAAGCCTGTAAAGAGCACCGCTTCGTCAAGGTCAAGGATAGCCTTTGCGCTTATCGCCGCGAGCTTTTCAACCCTCCCAAGTTGGTTACTCAAATCCTGTAATGTCAAAGTCTGCTGTGCCATAATCACAAGTCCTCCTCCACCAATTTGTCCATATATCTTGGCAGGTAACCGATGTGATACAACCATCTGCCAGCTAAAATACACAACGCGAGTACCACGAAAGCTGAAATTTTGATGATCAACCATTCATATAATGGTATTGGCGTGAGTGGGTTATCCTCGCCAGCCAGCAGCATAAAAGCTAAAAAACCTACTATGCAAAGTGCTGATAATGCACACCATTGTACGCATTTCTTTATCGTTGTATTCATACAGTAACCCCCCTTTGTTTTATTTTAGCTTCAACACGTCTACGGATAACGTAAATAGTACCTTGACTATGAATGCCGTACTTCTTCATCAAGTGCTCTGTAACGAGTGTCTTGCTTTGCCCCTCAACGGACATCAGCGCAGTGTACTCATTGTAGATAGCCAAGTCGCGCTCCTCGCGTTCCTTTTGGCAGTCCGTCTTGAAAATCTTTACTTTCTCCATCCCTTTACTTTTTAGTTTATTTTTTATTTCCGATTTTAATTATTATTTCATATCTTTGTGCGGTTGTTTTATCGTAACCGCGATGCAAATATAAACAAGAAAAATGTTATAAGCAACAATACAAACATAATTCTTGTTCTAATTAACATTATTAAACAATTAAATTGTTTTTTGTATGACAAAAAGTGAACGTTTTGGGAAAGCAGTCAACTATTTGCGAATGCAAGGTATGGTTGCAAAGAATGAGGATGTTGCTATAAAGATGGGGGCTGACCCATCTAATGTTTCAAGGTCTGTAAAAGGAACAGGTGGCTATCCCAGTGATAGTTTCCTGCGTAGGTTCAATACAGCTTTTGATAATATATTTAATTCAGATTGGTTATTAGCGGGTGAGGGTGAAATGCTTGTACACCACGTAAATCAGTCTGTTAATGGAGATAATAACACGCAAATCGCAGGGAATAATAACCGTATAGCCTTACCAAGTACACTCGATAGGGCAATAAATGAAATTGCAGAACAGCGGAAACTTGTATCAAAAGCGCAGGAGCAAATAGATAGGCTTATTACATTATTAGAAAATAAATAAAATTGTAGTTATGAGAAAAGTAATCTTATTTATAGCAGTGCTGCTTACGATGTTTTCATGCAACAAAGATAACAGCGAGGATAGTGCAAACAAATTCAGCGCAGAGGAAACGGAGTTGCTGAATTTGTTAAATGGAAGATGGGAGAAAGAAGATAATTATTCACCCGAAGTTTTATCGTTTAGTCCTTACGCTCAAAAAGAGGTAATAAAAAGCTCGGTAGGGGGTATAGGTTATTTCCATGGTAATGCTATACGCCGTTTTGACTATTTAGGAAAGCAAGAAGAGTGGAATATGTATTTCGATGTAAATATAGGGAAAAAGGAAATCTATCTCTATGGAGTTGAGGCCGATGGCACTTATAGCATCGTTCGGACGAAATTCTACAATTACAAGATTATAGACAACAATACGATACAGCTACACGATAAATCGTTGTCTCAACTACTCGTGTACAATTACAAACGAATAAGATAAAATAGAATTATGGATTTTATCGATCATTATGACAATGGCACGAAAGGCTTGCGTATTGCAGCCTCCGTGTGTATGGTATTAGGCTGGATAGTTCTCGGTCTAAGTGTTATTGCCACCTTTGCAGCCATCGGTGAAATTGTCTTTGGCATACTTTTCCTCGGTGGCGCAGCATTTTGGTGCATAATGTATTTAACAGCTTGTGTTATACGGGCAATGGCTACGAGGACCGAGGCTGCACAACTCTATATCAATAAGAATGCAGAAGACGGAGACCAATACGATGAATAGTCGTTTACAGGAGATAATTAGATACAAGACAGGCGGACGGCAGACAGAATTCGCTGCTCTGTGCGGATGGACACCGCAGTACCTTGCAAAGTTATTAAGAGGTGAGAACTTTGGGCTGCAACCCGTATTGACAATCCTCTCTACGTTTCCCGAAATCAATGCTCGTTGGCTGTTGCTCGGACAGGGAGATATGCTCGAAATCGGCAAGCTGTTCAATCTTCAACGTGAGGCGTTCGCCCATATCCAAGCAATCCTCGAAATAGAAAAATATATCCCATTCATGTCGCCCGATGAGCTATACGAATACGAACAGGCCGTGACAACCGGAAGAAATCCTGTTTTTAGTCCCGAGGCGCCTTCATCTTGGAGGCAGCGGGCAAGTGAACGTGAAAACGAATTAAATGCGAAATTCGCCGCCGCAAACGCAAAATCAGAGAAGTTATGCAAACGCCCGACAGCCAAAAAGTAG